CGTCTAGCTGCTGAAGCTGAACGTGGCCGTGCTGCAGTGTCCTCCGCTGTGGACCTAGCAGTCAGCTCAGGAACCTTTGCACGAAACAAAGATGCCATCGCCAATGCTGAGGTGCTCAACCCATCCAGCGGCACGATGGAAAAGATTGGTGAGAAGAAGGCTGGCGAGATGGCTGATGAAGTTATCCGCCGCCAGGTCCAGTCTGAGAACCTCCCGATGAACAAACAGGTCATGCTGTGGGCCACCAACGACCGCTTGAACCCTGACTGGTCTAACAAGATCCAGGCATTCAACCTGGCATCGCTGGGCTGGGAGTCCAAGGACAAGAAGATTGGTACTCTGAACCCTCAGAGCAAGGAAGCCATCGCGACCTACCTGGACATCGCTAAGACCAGCCAAGAGCAGGCCGATGCGTATGCCGGTAAGGACAACGCTAAGATCTTCCGCCGCATCCAGAATGCCATGCGTAACGGTTCCCCCGATGTGGATGCAGCAGCCTCGCTGATCTACGAAGGAATGAACTCCGGTATCAGCACTGACGACTACTCGGTCAAGAAGAACCAGGCAGACAAGATCGTGGACTCCATCGTGAACCCACACTTCTGGTCTCCCTCCTATCGCTGGGCCTCAGGTCTCTGGGGTGGCAACAAGGATCTCAACCTCACGCAGATCAAATCCGATGCCATGGAAATGGTTGGTGACTTGGTGCGTAGCGGCAAGGTGGAACCTGAGAAGGCTGTTGAGCAGGTCATGACCTACCTCGCAGACCCTGCAGTGACCACAGTGATCAACAACACGATCTACTACAACAAGGACCTCCCTGCAGTTCCTGAAGGTCAGAACCGTAGCGAGTGGATGACTAAGTTCATCAAGCAAAAGGCTGCTCGTGACTACGGTGGTGATGCTCCCAGCAAGCCGATCTTCGAGGGCATCAAGACCCCTCTGGATCTCGCTGAAGCTGCGATGCGTCTGGGTGGTTCTGTAGCCCCTGTCACTGAGAAACCAGAAGACAAGGTGTCCCGCATTGGTGACCAGATCCGTTTGGCACCTAACGTCTACGGTGGCTATGACGCTTGGATTGGTGGTGTTCCTGCTGTCGATAAGGACGGCAAGCGTATCGTCTATTCCAAGAAGGAAATCGAAACCTGGATCGGCACCAACATCGAGACCGAACAGCGTGATGCGAACACCAAGCGCAACGCAGAGATGTCCTACGAAGGCTGGCGCACAAAGGTCTACCAGGACTGGACTGAGTCCAATGCCTCTAAGACCCCCGCACAACAGCAACCAGGCTCTGGCATGGCTGCAATGAAGTACATCACCTCCAAGGGTGCATTCGAGTACCTCAAGCAAAACAACATGCTGGATAAACCAGTCGATGAGATCGTAGATTTCATGAAGAAAAAAGGTAAGTAATGGCCAAATTTAATCTAGATGAAGCGAGGACCATTACTGCTGAAATTGAGAAGACGCACGAGATCCCTGCAGGCACACTGTTCAAGATCGGAGGCATCGAATCCAGTTTCGACAGTGATGCCGTGTCTGACAAAGGTGCCCGTAGTTACTTCCAATTCATGGAACCTACGGCCAAAGCCTATGGTGTTAAGTACGGTGACTTCCGGTCTGAAGCTGACGGTGCCGCACGGTACATCAAGGACAACCTGAAGAAGTACAACGGCAACATGAACATGGCGCTGGCGGACTACAACGGTGGTCCTAGAGCTGCCGCTGCGTTGGCCAAAGGGAAACCCTGGCCTGAGACTGTGGACTACCTGAAGAAATTCAACGGTGGCTCTTACACCCCTCTATCTCCCCAGTTCACGACCGGAGAATCTACAGGCAAAGGTTTTGGTCCATCCGCCGCTGGGCTGGCACGAGAAGCAGCCGTCAATGCAGATGAGAACGGAGGCTTCTTCACTGGAGTTTCTAATCTACCTCGTGCTGCTGCTACGGGCTTCGAGCTAGACAACACGGTCTACAACTTCTGGAAGCAACGAGCTGTCACCAGTGAGGCCGTGGACCCCAACTTCCAACGAAGCGAGGAGTACACCAAGGAGTACCTGAAGGGCATCCCTCAGGAACACTGGCAGTACATGCTTCAGGGTATGTCGGCCAAGCAGGACCAGATGCTCCGTGCCCGTATGCTCGAAAGCCTTGAGAAAGAAAAAGAGCTGGGCAAGCTGGGTATGGCCGGTACCGTTGGCCGAATCGCTGGTGGCCTCGCTGATATCCCCACGCTCATTGCGTTTGTCCCTGGTGCTGGTGGTGAGGGTCTCCTCACGGCCACCTCACGGGTCTCCAATGCGATCCGTATGGGTCTAGTGGGTGGGGCATCCAACGCTGCCATCGAAGCTCTGACTGCAGGCAACCGTCCAAACGCAACCATTGACGACATCTACATGGCCGCTGCCATGGGTCTCGGTTTGGGTGCTGCCGTTGGTGGTGCCTCTAGCCTGGGTAAAATTGCTCAGTCCCGTCTGGCTGCTGAGAATAAGGCCCTGGAGAGCTTCGGCTTGAAGGAAGGGCTGAAGGCCCAGGTCGATGAGTTCAAGCGCCTGGACCTGGATCTCACCGATACCGGCAAGGAACTCTACCTCAAGCGAATCTCTGACTACACCAAGAAGGCCTCTGACGAGGTCATGCGTGACATCGAGAAGCAGTCTGAGATCATCCGTAGGGAGTTCAAGTTCGATCCTGTCAATGACAATGTCCGAACTGAGACTCTAATCAAGGAAGTCCAGGAAGCCCCTCCCGTCTTTGAGCGTGGTCGCATCAACACACCGGACTTCGGTGCTGAAGATAAGGTCACCAAGATGCTGTTCCGCGCTGGTGCTGACGACAAGTATTACGACTTTGCCACATGGGCTACGGACAACTTCACCTTCACCAAGGATGGGAAGATCAAGACCGTGGTCGCTAATGGTGTGACCAAGGACGACATGAAGGTTCTTGGCATTGTCACCAAGGAAGATCTTGAACGAGTCATCGACAAGGTCCGCCTGGACAAGAACTACCAGAACCTCGTTCGCTTTGCGAAGCAGGAGTCTGGCCTGTCCGTGATGGAACGCCTGGCTCAGTCTGCTGATCCTCGCATCTCCTCGTTAGCCAAACGTCTCCGTGAGCAATTTATTGATGACATCCCTGTCTACACAGTGCGTCAGAAAGACATTGACCTCACGTTCAACCATAAGAAGCCAGGTAGCTTCGCTGGGTTCTACTCCTCGACACGCCACGGTGTGTTCGTGGCTGAGGGTACCGGTGATGGTGTGATGCTGCACGAGCTGCTCCATGCCGCTACCGTCCACAAGCTGGACTACGGTGTTGCTAATCCCAACACCATTCATGGCCAGCTCACGAAGGAACTCGAAGGCCTATATCAGGATGCCGTTAGGGAAGCCAAGAAGCAGGGCTTTAAGTCCTACTACCTGGGCAACGTCAAGGAGTTCACAGCGGGTCTGTACTCAGGTACGGGCGCGAAGGGCTTCCATGACTTCCTGATTGGCATGAAGACCGCTGAGGGTGGCAACTACCTGTCCAAGATTGTCGATGTATTCCGTAAGCTCCTGGGCCTGGATGAGACCGACACCAACTACCTGCTGAAGTCTCTCGATCTGACCAACCGTCTGATTGACGAGAAGCTCACAGTGAAGATGGATCGTGGTCCCAAGGTCGGTGTCGACACAATCCAGTTCTCTCCAGCTCACGCAGGTATCCCTGAAGAGACCGCTATGGCTGCAACGAAGGCTGAGGTTCCACCGATCTTCGGCTGGGGCCTGGGCCTAGAGAACCGTTTGGGTTCCGCTAAGATCCCTGAGTCCGTCCGTAACCTGGCCTCCAAGCTCTTCGGCACAACCGTGGGCTACAAGGATCACTCTGTCGTAAAGGTCAACGCCTGGGACGACACAACCAAGTGGTCCGGTGCCTGGTTCAACCAGATGGCCAAGACCGCCTACCCAGCCTTTGAGGACTGGTTCGCTAAGTCTGGCATCAACCGTCTCGAAAAGAGCAGGGCCTATGAGGACTTCGGTACTCAGGTCTCCAACTACATCCGTGGTATGGATGGTGACTATGCACCCCAGGTGATCAAGGCTGGCGACTCCGTTCGCAAGACATTGGCCAGCGTGGTGGATTACATCAACAACCCGTTGCACGAAGAGGGCGGCTCTAAGCGTGGCCTGACCATGCAAGAGGTCCGTGATCCCGAAACTGGGGTAGTGACCCTGGTCGGTGGCCTGGACAAGAACCCGAACTACCTCCCACGTAAGCATGATGTGAACAAGTGGAACTCCCTAGTCCAAACCCATGGCCGTGATGCCGTGGAGGGCTGGTGGGCACGAGCACATCAAGCAGGCCGTGAAGGTGTGTCTGATGAGCAAGCCAAGAAGTTCGCTAAGTGGTACGTCCGCACGGTGGAAGAGGCTCACGCTAACCGCACCCAGGACCTCATGGATGATCTCATCCGTGGCCAGGATAAGGAAGCCCTCAAGCAGTCCTTGATGATCAACGGTGGGTTCTCTGAGTTTGAAGCTAAGAAGCTGATGGACGACATGTTCCCCACAAAGGAGTCGGACACAGGCCGCACAATGGCCAGCTTGAAGCACCGCAACACGATTGACGAGAAGTACGCTGAGAAGTGGAAGATGGCTGATGGCACCATGGTGGATGTCAACATCAACAACTTCGTTCACTCCAACGTCTTCGATGTGGTGAACCCATACCTCCGCAGGACTGCAGGCAGTGTGGCTATGGCCAAACACCTGGATGTCTACAAGGTTGGTGACATCGACAAGCTAATCGCTGATGCCACTGAGAACAAACTCGGTGGTGAGTTCAAGTCACGTGCTGACGTGGACAAGATGCGTAAGGATCTCCAGTTCGCCTTTGATCGAATCCAAGGTCTCCCTCAGGAAGAGTTCTCTGCTCTCAATAAGTCTGCCTCCATGTGGCACTCCTTCAACGTGATCCGTTTGATGGGTGGAGCTGTATGGAACCAGGCAACTGAATTGGGTCAGATCGTTGGCTCCATGGGCTACAAGGCCACGATGGAAGCTGCCTCTGAACTGAAGGCATTGCAGCGTGACATCGCGACAGGCAAGGCTCCTGCAGAGATCCTAGACCACCTTGAGAACACCATTGGTGGGGCAGGGTCGGACTTCATCTCGCGCATGGACTTTGGTGCGAAGGACGACTGGGTTCGCAACATGGGCGACACTAAGATGAACCAGTGGCTCGATAAGATCGACACCGGTTTGAACAAGACCGCTAAGGGTGTGCTCGACTACACCGGCATGACTCCACTCATGATCCAGCAAAAGCGTATCCACGCGATTGCCTTGGTCAACCACTTCGTCAACCAGGCGAACGGGAAGATCAGCTCTACGTTCCTCACAAAGGAGCGTCTGGCATGGATGGGATTGGATGAGGCTGCAACGACCCGCTTGATGGACAACCTCAAGAAGTACTCCAAGGAAAACCAAGGAGAGTTCTCGAAGTCCCACAAGCTCGATGTGGCTACATGGGTGAAGGAAGATCCTGAGTCTCACTCAGCTTTCATGAACGCGATCCACCGCGAGTCTCGTAGGGTCATTCAGGAAAACGATCTGGGTTCGATGATTCCCCTTATGGGTACGACATTGGGTAAGACCGTGTTCCAGTTCATGAACTTCTCGATGCACGGGTGGAACAAGTCCCTCATGTTTGCAGCCAACCATAAGGACTGGACGACTATGTCTACGGTCCTGCACGGTAGCATGTTGGCCTCTATGGCTTACATGGGTCGCACCATGCTGGGATCTATGGGTCAGGACGAAGCAAAGCGTCAGGAGTACTTGGACAAGCGCATGGCCCCGAGCCAGATCATTGCCAACTCGTTTGGCCGTATCGCTCAGGCATCCATGTTGCCCAACCTCTACGACACCTTGTCGCCTTACCCGCTGTTCAACGGCATGAGAACCACTTCGGATCTCTCAAGCCTGGCATCAAACCCAACCTACCAGGCCATCAACGGTGTTCTGTCCCTGAAGAAGATTGTCCGCAACGGCACTTCTGATGAGTACCAAACGACATCGAAAGACGTGCAAGCGTGGGGCAAATTGCTGCCTCTCAACAACGTCTTCCCGATGAGCACATTGCTCAACTCAATTGCGAACGATTATCCGACCACGGAAAAAGAACGCTAACCTAATCCCCTAGGGTAACACCTAGGGGTTTCTTTTGGAGAATTTAGTGGCTTACAGTTACGTCCGGTACACCGGAAACGGCACAACTGCCAGTTACACCTTTCCATTTCAGTACATTAGTCCAGACCACGTTCAGGTTCGCGTTGATGGCGAGACGGCAATCTTCAGTTTTCTGAATGCAAGCACCGTCACGATCAGCCCAGCCCCCGCTCTCGACTCCATTGTTGAAATCAAAAGGGTGACACCTAAGGACAATGTCCCAGTGAACTTCACTGATGGCTCTGTCCTTCTAGAGCGAGACCTCGATCTGCTCGCTTTGTTTGACCTGTATATCGCTCAAGAATCCTCTGATGCTGTAGCTGACACCATTAGCGTGGACTCGATTGGTCGATGGGATGCTCAGGGCAAACGTCTTGGAAATCTCGCTGCTCCACTCACTGATGATGAAGCGGTAACTCTAGGAAAGCTGGTCTACGAGTACCCCGCAGTGGAAGCCGTAGCCCAGAACGTAGCTGCAGTGAACATCGTAGGCTCAGACCTTGGTGTGGCCACAGGTCAGTCTACGGACCTCGGCTCAATCACTGAGTCTGCTGAGGAAACCCCAGGACAAAGCACGAGCCGCATCGTGGTTGTCGCTGAGAACATTGATGATGTCATCTTGGTTGCGGAAAACATGGCTGCTGTCCAAGGTGCGATCACCTCTGCGGCCAATGCAGCCACATCGGCAGCTGCTGCTGCTGGTTCAGCGACTGCTGCTGCTGGTTCCGCCACCTCGGCAAGCTCTTCCGCTGCTGCTGCTCTGGCTTCCCAGACTGCTGCCGCTACGTCAGCCACTGAAGCTACCACAAGCGCCTCCTCAGCGACCACTTCAGCCGCTACAGCGACCTCTCAGGCCTCTGCTGCGTCTTCAAGTGCCACTTCGGCTGCGTCTTCAGCGAGTAATGCTGGGTCTTCGGCCACAAACGCCGCAAGCTCCGCCTCAAGCGCCTCTACGTCTGCCACTTCGGCTGCATCTTCAGCCAACACAGCGACCACTCAGGCAACAAATGCGTCTAATTCTGCGTCTTCGGCTGCAGTATCGGCCACTGCTGCTGCTTCAAGTGCAACTGCCGCTGCTGCTTCGGAGTCTTCGGTAGCTGCTAACGCTTCTGCCGCTGCTGGATCGGCCACGGCTGCTGCTGGATCTGCCTCTACGGCATCTACTGCCGCAACTACAGCCACCACCCAGGCAACCAACGCTGCATCCAGCGCATCCTCAGCCTCGACTAGCGCCACAAGTGCTTCGTCTTCGGCTTCTGCTGCCTCTGTGTCTGCCTCTGATGCTGCTGCCAGTGCTGCCTCTGCGGCTGCTCTGCTGGATAACTTCGATGACCGCTACCTGGGACCTAAGAGTTCAGCTCCGACTGTGGACAATGACGGCAACACCCTTGCCATTGGTGCCCTGTACTTCGATACGGCCTCTGGAAAGATGCGTGTCTACACGGCTTCGGGTTGGGTAGATGCTTCTGCTGCTTCTCAAGCTGCCCTCACGGTCTACCGATTTACAGCGACTGCAGGACAGACCACGTTCAGTGGTGTGGATGACAACGGCCTTACCCTTGGCTATCTCGCTGGTGGAGTTGTGGTTGTCTTAGATGGTCCTGTGATTGTCGGTGGCGGTGTGGATTACACAGCCAGCAACGGCACGTCTGTGGTGCTCACTTCAGGTGCATCTGCAGGACAAACCTTGGAGATTTACGCTTTCTCAAGTTTCTCTATTGCAAGCGTCAATGGCTCTGCGGTTGTTTCAGGAACTATTACACCAGACAAGCTGGTATCACCTTTTGACCTTGGAGTTCTTCCTTAATGTCTATTGAATTTAAATTACGCCGAGGTACTACGGCACAACATAGTACGTTCACTGGGGCTGAAGGTGAAGTCACAGTGGACACCACTAAGGATACCCTGGTGGTTCATGACGGTGTGACCCCTGGAGGAAAGCCGGTGTTGTCTGCCTCCGCTGGTGCGGTCGGTACCACCAACTTAGCTGATAGTGGTGTAACCACGGCAAAGATTGCGGATTCAAACGTAACGACTGCCAAGATTGCAGATGCAAACGTGACGACTGCCAAGATCGCAGACGCAAACATCACCACTGCGAAAATAGCAGACGCTAACGTCACACGAGCAAAGGCTTCAAATGGTGTTGTGGGCGGCTGGAGGGGCACTCTTGGCATCGGCTCCAATACAACCCTGACTAATGCGGACGCTGGTAAGTATATCAACATTTCGGCTGCATCACTGGCTGTTCAAATTAATACGAGTACCCTCACTGTCGGTGATCGTTTCCATTTTAATGGTAATGGCGGAAGCTGTACGCTGACCAGAACCGATGGTGGAAACTTCATCTCTTATGGTAACACCACCGTAGCAAGTGTGGTAGTATCCGATGGCAATGGAATCTCACTGTTCTGGGATGGTGGTGCGCTAATCATTGAGAACAGCTCACTTAACATTCAAAGACAGTCGTGGGCTGATGTTACAGGTAGCCGAGCGTTCACAGTCACATACACAAATACTTCTGGAAAGCCAAGAACGGTACATGTTGCCGCCTATAGTGGGGCGACAAACGGAAATAAGCAGCTTAACGGATATGTTAATGGTGTGCCAGTTGCGCTAAATGGTTTCTACTCGACTACCGGAAACAACTATCCATCCGTATCATTTGTAGTTCCAGCAGGAGCCACATATGGCGCAGACACATTCGGCTCAAATGTTTCGATTTCCCTTACTAAGTGGATGGAGCTTTCATAATGAAATACTATAAAAACCCAATCACAAACGAGTTATTTGCTTATACCGCTGATGGCTCACAGGATGATTACATCCAAGACTCATTAGTTGCGGTTACCGAAGCTGAGGCTAATGCAATTCGTGCTGCTAAAGAGAAGGCAGCGTTGAGCGCATTAAGCTACGCTGAAAAGCGCCAAGGTGAATACCCATCTATCACTGATTACCTCGATGGTGTCGTGAAGGGTGACCAAGCGCAGATCGACGCTTACATCGCTGCGTGTCAAGCTGTGAAAGCCAAGTACCCTAAGCCTGACCAGGGAGGTGTATGAGTAATGCACGTTCCCTCGCAAACCTCCTGAGCAACGGGAAGATCTACGGCACAAAACTTATGGCCGCTGCAGATCTCCCTGTGCTCACCGTTACGGCCTCCAATACGGCAACTGCAGACACCGGCTTAACGACTGTAACTGGTACAACCTCAACCCAGTCCACGACTGACGTTGTCGCTGCCACCATCACGGTCGTTAAGTTCACCGGCACGATGCGCTTTAAGGCATCCCACCTGAACAACGGCTTCGCCAACAGCATCATGGCTGTCTACAAAAACAGCACCCTGGTGCAGTCCTACACGACAAACTCAGCATCCGCAGTGGCTCGTTCCAACGACATCACTGTGGTGCCTGGAGATGTCATTCAGTGGCGACATAAGGTGAGCAATGCTTCCACAGCCTCAGAGGTGTCTAACGTCATCGTAACCGCTTCCGACTCCTACGTGGATGCACCAGCCTACAAGAAAAACAGCGAATAACATGGAACTAGAACATCGCATCATTAAGTTGGAACTGAAGGTGGATGACCACGCAGACGAACTAAAGAAGCTGCAAGACATCTCCGAGAAACTCCGCAAGTCACTTGAGGGCATCGAGAAGACACTCGCACAGATCAAGTACCTAGCGATGGGTGCCTGTGCTGTCTTCATGGCTCAAACCATAGGCCTCGATAAGGCCATCAAACTGATCTTCGCATGACCATAAACAAAGCTGACGAGAAGGCCCTAGGCGGTCTTCACGGAAAGCTCGCTGAGGTCCTCAAGGACGCTCTCTCCCAGGACTATGGGACAGACGACTTGGGGATCAAGGTTCCCCCTCCTGCTGCAATCCTCAATGTCGCCCGTCAGTTTCTGAAGGACAACAAGATCGAGGCAGTGGCAGTGCAGGGGTCAGCCTTAGGCGATCTCTCCGATCTCCCTGTGTTCGATGACGACAACGTAGTCCCCATCCGAAAGTCCTCATGAGCTATACGATCTATGGCCAGGCAGGATGTGGTCCCTGTCAGCAAGCCAAAAGCCTGCTCGACAACAAGGGCATCGGCTACAAATACATCGACATCCGCAATCTCATCCCCGTTGAACTAGATGACTTCAAAGAGAAGCATCGAAGTGTCCCTGCGATCTATCAAGGCGACACGTTCATTGGTGGCCTCAATGAGTTGAAAGCGAAACTCATTTAAACGCTCTCCAAGGCTGTTTCTCAGTAATCCTAGGCTAACCCCTAGGGTTACTCTGAAAACGTCTTCATGACCCCTTTAAACCAATCTATGACCCATAAGAAACATCCAGCTTTAGCTGACTTCAGGATCTTCATGTACGTGGTGTGGAAACACCTAGGACTTCCTGAGCCAACCCCAGTTCAATATGACATTGCCAACTACCTACAGAATGGACCACGCCGGTCTGTCATCGAGGCTTTTCGAGGGGTAGGCAAATCGTGGATCACTTCAGCCTTCGTATGTTGGCTGCTGCTCAACAATCCACAACTCAAGATCCTCGTGGTGTCCGCCTCGAAGGAACGAGCCGATGCCTTCTCCACATTCGTAAAGCGACTGATCAATGAAATTCCAATGCTCCAACACCTTAAGCCGCAAGATGGCCAAAGGGATTCGGTTATTGCTTTTGATGTTGGTCCTGCCACTCCTGATCATTCTCCCAGTGTCAAGTCGGTCGGTATCACCGGTCAGATCACGGGTTCCCGTGCAGACATCCTCATTGCCGATGACGTAGAGGTTCCCAACAACTCAGCCACCCAGATGATGCGCGACAAGCTCTCTGAGGCTGTGAAGGAATTTGATGCTATTCTGAAACCAGGTGGCCGAATCCTGTACCTGGGCACACCCCAGACAGAGATGTCCCTCTACAACCAACTGCCTGAGCGTGGATACGAAGTCCGTATTTGGCCAGCCCTGTTCCCTGAGATCAAGACGGTCATCAAGTACAAAGGCCAACTGGCCCCGATGATCACCAAGGCTCTTGAGGAAGACGCTGAGCGAGCCAACAAGCCCACCGATCCGAGACGCTTTAGCGAGGAAGATCTGATGGAACGTAAGGCCTCCTACGGGAAGGCTGGCTTCGCCCTGCAGTTCCAACTCGACACGTCACTGAGTGATGCTGACCGATACCCACTGAAGGTTGGTGACCTGGTCATCCAGAACCTGAACCCAGTGATGGCTCACTTGAAGGTGGCCTGGTCTGCTGCACCTGAGTTGTGCATCAACGATCTCCCCAACGTGGCCCTGACCGGTGACCGCTTCTATCGACCCATGTGGCACACCGATGAGATGTCGGAGTACACCGGCTCTGTCATGTCGATCGACCCCTCAGGTCGTGGTAAGGACGAGACTGGGTATGCCTGTGTGAAAGCTCTGGCCGGTAACCTGTTCCTCACGGAAGCAGGAGGTATCACTGGAGGCTACGAGATGGAGACCCTGGAAGCTCTGGCCTATGCGGCTAAGAGGAACCAGGTGAAGTACATCATCATCGAAGCCAACTTTGGTGACGGCATGTTCACCCAGCTCCTCAAGCCTGTCCTGGCACGGATCTATCCCTGCACGGTGGAAGAGGTGAAGCACAGCACCCAGAAGGAAGCACGTATCATCGACACCCTGGAACCCGTGATGAGCACTCATAGGCTCATTGTGGACCAGAGGGTGATCCAGAAGGACTTCGATACAGCCAAGGACATCAAGTACTCATTGTTCTATCAGCTCACCCGTCTCACCCGAGATCGTGGTGCCCTGGTGCATGATGACCGATTGGATGCCCTGGCTATCGCTGTAGCCTACTGGACCGAGTCCATGGCCAGAGACAACAACAAGGCAGCTCATGACATCCAGTCTGCAGCCCTTGATAAGGAGCTGAAGAAGTTCATGGGGAATGTCTTGGGCTACAAGCCTACCCAGACCACATGGATGAGCAG